GATGATGTGCGTACTGGTAATGGTCGTATGGCTATACAGTTTTTAGATGATTCTGTATTAAAACTAACAGAACATTCTAAAATTATAGTTGATGAATACATCTATGATCCTGACCCTAGTAAATCTAAACTAGCTTTGAATATGGCTAGTGGAACAGCTAGGTTTATCACAGGGGCTTTAGGAAGAATAAACAAAGAAAATATATCTATCAAAACACCCTCCGCAAACATAGCTATTCGTGGCACAGACTTCACCACGACAGTAGATGAAATAGGTAGAAGTCTAATTATATTATTACCAAATGAAGACGGTACGAGTTCAGGAGAAATTACAGTTGAGACCGCAGCAGGAGTAGAAGTTTTAAATGAACCATTTCAAGCAACCATGGTGAGCGTTTCTGAAGCACCCCCCACTAAACCAGTCACTTTAGTAAACATGACACTAGGGTTTATTAATAACCTTTTAATAGTTAATCCCCCAGATCAGGTACAAGAAGCGGTAGATGAACAAAACACTAAAAGCACCAATGTATTGGATGTAGACTTCCTAGAAGAAAACTTTGATGAAGATGAACTAGACGAAGATGAACTAGAGATAGATAGACTGTCGATAGATTTATTAAGTGTAGATTTTTTAATAGATTTATTAGCTTTTATAGAAGGTGAAGAAAGAGTCTCCAAGATAGGAGATGTAACGATAGAAGGTATCATCGCAGGATATGACCCAAAAGCTCAAGTCTATAGTTTTGTAGACGGAGAAATGCTAACCTTCTTTAGAAGTGTGGAAAATACAGTAGACTTACAAATAGAAAAAAGGAGTGCTTACAACATACAGATATTATCTGCTGGTAAATTTATAGATATAACAGTGAACGGAGGAGGAGATGGTACGATTATTATTAATCAGTCTGATTAGTTTCCCACTAATGGCGGGGAACAATGCAATTACTGTTCAGCAGAAAGGCGATGACTCCGTCATTAACATTAAGCAAGTAGGGTATACAAACAATGCCACAGTCTATTGTGGTTTAAGCAACGGAGTTTACCAAACACACACCTGTACTAGGGCAACAATCAATTTAAACACCACAGGCTCAGGAAATACGACCAAAGCATATTCGCAATGGTCTAATCACTCAGATAATACTTTCAACATAACTCAAGATGGTGATAACAATTATGGGTATCTTGACCTAGATAAAGATGACAATACAGGCACTGTTACGCAGACAGGCGACAGCAATCATGGTGAGATATTAATGGCAGGAGATGACACAAACTATTCAATAACTCAAACTGGAAATAATAAGTATGCAAAGATATTGGCATTTGGAGATGATGCCACTACAACCATTACACAATCAGGAACAGGACAACATAACGCTTACGTCTATAACTACAACTACGCTGATAGGAATACCACAACGATTACACAATCAGGCTCAGGAGACCATGATGCAGATATATTTTGGTATTCAGACGCAGATGATGGAACAGCCTCAATAACTCAATCAGGCTCAGGAGACCATACCGCCAGACTCAATTTCTATAAAGACGATTACAACGTGGCAGTAACTCAAAGTGGAGTAAACGATAAATCTTTTACAGCGACTTACAATTGTGTAACTAATTGCACAAAAACAGTTACTATAACCCAGTATGACTAAATGGCTGACTCTTCTAGGTTTATTAGGTGTATTGACCTTACCCTTAGTCTTTCAACTCACCCCTTTAGAGATACTTAAATTAAAAACATTTGACTCATTAGTTACTGAGGAAAAGCCCTCAGGTCATTTTACTGTGTTAAACATAACCGAAGAGGACATAGCTAATGAAGGTGGTTATCCTTTATCCAGACAGACTCTCGCACAAATACAAATAAGCTTATTACGCAAAGGTGCAATAGGTGTGGGTTGGGTATTAGCTTTCCCACAACCTGATAGGTTTGGGGGTGATTTTATGTTCACTGAATCTTTAGCTTTTGCCCCAAGTGTTCTAGCTATGTTTGAAAACGACAACGGAAAGTACCCACCAACTACTGGTACTGTTATTCTAGGTGATGATAAAGGTGGTCTTAATTCAAAAGGTGTTATAGAAAATATACAGGTTTTAAAAAATAATGCTAATCAAGGTATAGCAGTTGCAAGAACTGATGTTGATTCACTTGTTAGAAGATTACCTCTACTTCTTCGTACCCCTGATGGTTGGGTTCCTGCATACGGGACAGAGGTGTTAAAGATTTTAGCAGGAGCGGACACCTACGTTATAAAAACAAACGAGAATGGATTAGAGGAAATCAGGGTTAAGGGTTTGTCCCCTGTTCCTGTTGATTCTTTAGGTCGTAAATGGATTAGTTGGGTAGACACACCTCAAACAGATCTAAAAGAAATGGACGTAGAAAATAAATTTGTGTTTGTAGGCTTTACTGCTAAAGGTATTATGCCTCAGTTAGCAACTCCTGTTGGTTTATTGGAACCACACAAAATACAAGCTGCACTTGCAGAAAGTATCTTGATAGAGAATAGTCCTTACATACCTGACTACTCAATAGCTGTGGAGTTGTCTCTCTTACTTATTTCTATTCTATGCATCTGGGCTTTAATAAACTTTTTTGGAATAACTTTTGGTATTATTTATGCTGTCCTTTTTATGTCCTCTACTGGATTCTACGGTTATTGGACAATACAACAAGGGGTGTTGATAGACGTTACTTGGACATTAATTTCCCAATTCATAACTGCTTCTACTGCGTTTTATATAAGGTTTAGAGAACAATACAAACTCAGACAACAGATTAAGAAACAGTTTGAACACTATCTAGACCCTAGACAAGTAAAAGAACTACAAAAGAACCCTGACCTTTTAAAATTAGGTGGAGAAAAAAGATACGCTACTTTTTTATTCACAGATGTACGTGGTTTTACTTCAATGTCAGAAAGACTAGAGCCTGAGGAAGTAACTTATATAATGAATAAAGCATTAACTGCTCAACAAAAAGCAGTTCAGAAACATGGCGGTATGGTTGATAAATATATAGGTGATGCAATGATGGCTATATTTAATGCACCAATAGACCAAGACTTTCATGAGAATAAAGCTATAGACTGTGCTAGAGACATACAGAAAAACATGGACGATTTAAACTATGAACTTGCTCATAAAGGATTACCCCCTGTTGCTATTGGTGTGGGTATTAATACAGGTTACGCAGTTATAGGCAACATGGGTAGTGAATCAAGGTTTGACTATACTGCTATTGGGGACGCAGTCAACACAGGTGCACGATTAGAATCAGGAACTAAGGAAGCAGGTGTTGATGTATTGATAGGGTACAGCACTGCTATAAAAAGCGATCATCAACTAAAAGAACTAGAGCCTTTAAGTGTCAAAGGAAAAGAAAAGCCTTTACAAGTTTACACATGGAGTTAAAATAAAATCATGCTGCCAGGAGAAAGAAGAAATCCACCAAGACCTATGTTTACTGCCGAAGAACTAGCCGATTCTATGGTTAGGAATTACGGTTCCACAGATTTTGGTAAAGGAAGGGGAGACATACCTCCTGAATGGTTGAACAGAGAATTAGCAATGTTAAAACTTCCATTAGAAATGTATGCAGGTGATAAATTAATCCGAGGAGCAGGGTGGCTAGGTAAAAAAGGTTTTCAACAATTACCACAACCTGCTCAAGATAAAGTTCTTGGTGGTATTACAAGTTTAAGAGCAAAAGCTGCATCCCGTAATCCTCTCGCAGCCTGGAGAGGTGCTCCTAAGGTTAAAGGTCAAGGGAATGTAAAAGAAATTTTTGTAGATAAACCCAGCTACCATGGAACAAACGACCCCATAAGGTTTGAAAGAATGGGTTCTAAAGGTAATGAATTAGGAGTGCAGGCTCCTGTTGGTAGAGGTAATTCTTTTTCTGTTACTTCTGACCATAAGTTTGCCGATAAGTTTGCTAACAGGTCAGCAGGAGAAGACATCAACGCAAGAGTTATACCTACGGTCTTAGATAAAAAATATTCTAATAAGATTCTTGATTATAGAAACCCTAAACATAGGGAATACATAGCTACCGAATACAAAAACGAAAGAAAAAAGATTAAGAAGGATTT